CCCCCAACCCCAAAAAATTGGAAATATAATTTATAATTTTTATCAGCTGTTTTGGGTGAAATCCGGAAGGTGATTCCGGGGTTTGTATTTTTTGATGCTTTTTAACTGATTTTTTACTATTTGGAGCTTAATTTTCATTTTTTTTGAGTCGGACAAAAAACAAATAAACAACCCCATTACTTTAATCTGTTTTATTACTATAATTTATAAGATTTATAGTTAAATAATTAAATAATAATAGCTTACAGTCTTATAAATTTCTTATAAATCAAAAATTAATTTATAAGATTTGTTAACTTATAAGAAGAATGATTCTAAATAAGACTGATCTTATAAACTTATAAGATTTTGATGAATTTGTAAGGCTTGTTAATCAATGTCTTATAAACTGCTGTTTTTTGATTTATATTTTTGTAAGATTTAAAAATGAGATAGTTACAAGGCTTTTTTTGAAATCTTATAATTTTTTTCAATTTTTTGCACTTTTTTTATGGGTTAGGTTTTTTTAGTGTAAAAATAAACATGTTGATACAGATCAATACTCATATAATTACAAAGCTCTACATTATACCTATTTTTATAAAAAATTAACTATTGAATATGCAATATACAGTATCGCTGCCAGTGAAACCTTATGTAAAAAGATTTTTAGAGCTTAATTATGGTGAACCTGTTGATTTTACAGGAGATGTAAAGCTATACAATAAATTCAGGAGGTTTTTAATAAAACCGAGTGTGAGGTATGATAAAAACCGATGCACAAAAGAATCAACACTTTACGTTAATACTGTAGATGTTATAATATCGGAAGATGATTTTTACCGGTATGGCTGGGAACTTTCGAAAACTGATATTATTGCATTTGGCCGTGAGATACAAAGTAATGCAAAGTTCTTTATGAAAAATATTGTTTCCTTCTATGCTTCTCACATGGAGTTATCCAGAGCTATTACGTTGTTCCAGGATAAATATGGATTTACTGAAGATATATGGAGTTATCAATCGATAAAAAAAGAATTCCAGCGAAATGGTTTGAAAATGAAAATTGAATTTTCGAAAGAAATTACAGAAAAAATAGAAAAAATAATCTTGGTGAATTTGTACAAAAAAGGGACAATTTCACAAAATCAAATAAACAGCTATGCAGGAAATCAATAAAAACACAGAACAATTGTCTGGATTGGTTGATATATACGCAGTTCCGACTGTTAATATTAAGAAATCAGAAAATCATACGCTTTATTGTTATAAGCAGGATAATGTTTTTCATTTTCAGGCTTCGATTGAATCTATTTCTCATTCTGATCAGGCACAAAAAAAAGATGCCGGTTATCTGCACAATCATAAATTAACTTTTTTTATTCCGGGACAATCTCATGCTACTGATCAAATCCTCACCAAAATGAAAGCATATAAATATGTGGTTGTGGTTCGTGATCAGGATGGATACTATTATATAATAGGAGGCGTGGAGCTGGCCCTTGATTTTGAATGGGAATATGCAAATTCAGCTAACTATAGTGGAGTAAAAGGATATAACATTCAGTTTTCGGGAAACATTTTGAGTGGAATGAAGACTGTAAACTTTCCGTTTTTGTACATTTAACGCTGTTTTTTAGGGTTTTTTGTCCTTTTTATATTCATTTTCATAAAGTTTCTTTGCTGAAAATATAAGAAAATGAACAGGATAGTTGCTAACGTATTCAACCAACATTATTTTATTTCTCCTGAAGGAAAAGCTGCATACCTGCCTTTAGTCATTGGTATGATGAAAGGAAATATGCAGATAGGTGATTTTTCGGGTAACCGTAAAAGCAACCGTCCTTATTATATGAATGGTTCTACTTATGAAATTTCTGATTACGGCAAGGAAAAATCACCTGAACAAGCACCTGAAAATTCTGTGGCGGTTATCCCGGTATTTGATGTAATTACAAAATCTGATCAGGAGTGCGGTCCTTCGGGAACCGACACCAAGAAAAAGATTTTGACCCGTTGCGGGAAAAATCTAAATATCACCGGTGTTATTTTTCATGTTTCTTCACCTGGTGGTGAAGCTTTCGCTTCATTGGATTTTTATAAAGCCATCCTTGATTTCAAAGCCACATACAATAAACCTGTAATTGCTTATATAGATGATTATGGTTGCAGTGGTGCCCAGTATATAGCAGCTGCATGTGATAAGATTATTTGCAGTGATGAACTTACACAGGTAGGGAGTATTGGTGTTGTTATGCATATTTTTGATGAAATCAAAACCCTGGAGAATGAAGGCATCATAGTAGAAGAAATTTATGCTGATGAATCTCCTGAAAAAAACATTGAAGTTAGAGAGGCACTTAAAGGTAATAAGAAACCATTACTGGAAAGAGCTTCTACACTTGTTAACCGTTTTGCGGCTGATGTAAAATCTGGAAGACCAACTATTACCACTGACGTAATAGATCCCTTTAAAGGTAAAACCTTATTTGCCAAAGAAGCCTTAACAATAGGGCTTATTGATGAAATTGGCAGTATTCAAACATGCGTATCGCATATAAATTCAATTAATTCTAATAATCAACAAACAAATTCAAGTATGAAGATCCCGTTTAAAAGTGGGTGGAGTGCTCTTGCTGCACTTTTTACCACAAAGAAAGAAGGTGACGAACTTACCGAAGCTGATATTGACACTATGAATTCAGAAATGACCAACAGACAAGCTTCTATTGATCAACTTACTTCTGATTTATTGGCTGCCAACACAGCGAAAACCAATTTTGAAAATGCACAAAAGCTTGCTGAAAAATCATTAGCAGAAACCCAGGCTTCGCTTAAAACTGCTGAAGATTCCTTAGCAGCAACCAAATTATCATTGGTAGCTGCTGAAAGCCAACTTACTGAAGCCACTAAGGCTTTGAATGCTATAGATGCTACCGTGGAAGAAGCCGTTTCGGTTTCAGACAAAGTAGCTGCTGTTACTGTTATTTTGGCTGCAAAGCCAGGTGTAAAACCTTCCGGCACAAAAACTGAAGAAGACACTATTGCTTCAGCTGATGGTGTAGATTGGACAACGATGAATGCTTTACCACACATGCAATAATTAACTCATTATTAATCTAATATTTAAACTAAAATGAACGCTTCTGAAATTGTAACCGCCTTTGGTGCATATTACGAAAAATCTTCTGCAAACAAAGATCGTATCCTTGGTAAACTGAGCCAGGGATTAAAAACTCCGGAAAGCTGCACTGCAATAAAAACAGATGATACTGTTTTTAGATTAAGTCAGCTTATTATCGACGACCTTGTACAAGGTTTCCAAAAATCATGGACACCAAAAGGTAATCCTAAATTTACGCCCAACGAACTTCGTCTTTTCCAATTTAAAGTTGATATCGAACTTTTTCCAGATGATTTACAAGCCAGCTGGCTTGGTTTTTTGTCTACCGGTAAATTAGATAAAAAAGACGAACCTTTGATTAAATTCTTAATTGAACATCCTGAACAGGGTATTCTGCAAAAAATCAACAACAATATGGAGTTGAAAGAATACGGTAAAGGTGTACATATTACACCTACTCCGGGCACAGCAGGAATTACCGGTAATGGTATGAATGGTTTTATTTTTCAGTTACAAAAAGGTGTTGATGAAGAAACAATCAACTCTGTTCCTTTAGCTGCACTGAACAAAGATACCATTTTTGATCAGGTAGAATTATTTATCGACGGTATTTCTGAAGAATACCAGGATATCGCTATGGATGTTCACATGAGTGCTAAGTGGGCTAAATACTATCATCGCGACAAACGTGCCCAGGGTTTCTATACCATTGCCAGCGATGCTGAAGTTAAGAATACTATCGACTTCGTTCCTCAGAATGTTAAATCATTACCATGTTTAAGTGGTACTGATGTAATTTTCGCTACTCCAAAAATAAATATGCTTCACCTTACCAAAAATGCACAAAATAAAACCAACCTTACTGTAGAACAGAGCAAAAGAACTGTTAATCTTTTGGCTGACTGGTGGGAAGGTGTTGGTTTTGGTATCAATGAAGTTGTTTGGACAAATTTACTTCCTGCAGAATCCTAAAAAATGTGTACCCCATGTTAATAGTAACACGGGGTACACTTTATGTAAATAAAATATTTAAATTTTTTAATTTTTTTCAAAATGGACTTAGAACAAATTGATAAAACGCTTGCAAACGGCTCAAACATGGGAGGTATTGCACAATACATATTTATCGCATACCATAAGGATGTATTAACATGGCCAACAGAACCAACAGCTCCTGCAACACTGGCTGCAAATGGTGCGCTTACAGGTTCCGTAATTATGAAAACCGGTAAACGATTCTTCGACATGTATCTTACAGATGATACCGGTGAATTCAAAATTGAATCAGTTGGAGAAGTTGATGGTAAATCATATGTAATGCATTTGAGTATTTTCCATCCTGGATTACAAGCTAAAATCTTAGGTTTTGTGAACGCTACCAATAATGAGAATCTGGCAATTATTGTCGAAGATAATGAAGGTCAAAAGTTTTTGATGGGTAGCCCGCTGAGACCTGCGATTTTTAATGGATCTCCGGATACAAACGGTACCGGTAAAACAACCGCAGACCGTCGTGGTATGTCATTTGAATGGATATTTAAGTGTAAAAAAGTGTATCAATACACAGGTACTGTTCCTTTAACACCTGCTGTTTAATTTTTAAGTTATGCAAAGCAAAAACTATAAATTAATAGGAATTGAACCCGGCATTGTTATCACTCCTAATCATGGCAAAATTGATTTTAGCCAGGCGGTAGCAGAACCTATTCTTAAAGAACTGTATGATTCAGGTTTTGAATACCTGGAACTTACTGAAGCCGGTGAAAGTAAATTGAGTAAAAACAAGAAAGAAAGCCCTAAAGAATAGGGCTTTCTTTTCTAAAAAAAGTGATGTTATGAGCAATAATGAAGAAGCAGTATTTGTAATAAAAAATTGGGTAAAGTCTGGGTGCAATTATAATGATGGTTGTGTGCTTTATTCCGCTTTTGGAAAAAATAAAACGCTGGCAAGATTGTTTCCCGGACGCCAGGAACGTTATGAAACAAAGCTTAAATATGAGCTTTTAAAAAGCGTTGGTTTAAGTGAAGATTTTCATAAAATGAATAACAGTCCTCAATTGGTTATTCATTCTAAAATAATTGTTTTGCCTTCTAAAAAGGAAGAAGAACACAAAGAAAACATAGTTGATGAAGATTCACTTCCGGAATCAGTTAAAAAAGTAACTGCTGAGTATTCAAGATTGATTGCTATTAGAACAAAAATTCATGATAATATGAGTGCTGTTGAAGGTAATGATGAAGAATCAGTGAATGCCAGGAAACATTATTCAGATCAGCTTGAATCTTTATCTTCTAATATAGAAATGTTGCATGCTGCCAAAGAAGCTTATTATAATGATAAGGTTTTGCCGGATTTAATTTTTTTATTTCCTGAAGAACCAGCAGCTGACAAATCTGATGAACAAGGTGAATTAAAATTACCAGGAACTCTGGAAGGGTTAAATAAAATGAAAATCAATCTTCAGAATTCATTGAGTAAAGACAGGAATTGGCTGGATTATCAATCTGAAACAAAACTAGAATCATTAAGCCCAATGCCTGATGGTCCAAAAAAAATAAAGATTGAAAAAAGGATAGATAAGAAAATGAAAGTTATTGAAGCTATTGAATTAAAACTTGTTGAAATTGCTGGTTAATACTACTAATATCGCTGATTCTGCTCAAACTCAGGAAGCCGCAAGGCAACCTGAGTTTTGTTTTAGCAAGAATAATGAAAACTTATTTTTGGCTGAAAGAAATTGTATAATCACTAAAACCATTGGAGATATTATTCCCGGAAGAAACATTCATTTTTACAGCTGGGCAAACTTTAACCTGGTAAAATTGATTTTGTATGTTTTGAAACAAACGGGGCCAGCCGAAATCTTGATGACAAGTTACAGTTTTAGCCAAAAGAGCATTGAATCTTTGAATTATTATAAAGCTTCTGGGCTTATAACCGGCATAAAGATAATGCTTGATAACAGAGTGAGGGTAATGAGCCCAAAACCCTTTCAGATGCTATGCAAGAGCTTTGATTACCGGTGTACTTCGGTACATGCAAAAGTTGCTTTAATATGGAATGATAAGTGGAATATTACAATAGTCACCAGTCAGAATGCTACGGATAACCCAAAACTCGAAAGAGGTATTATATTTACAGATAAGGACATTTTTGATTTTGACTTTAAAATTTTAGATGATGAATTTAAAAGAGGAACAATATAAAGAAATTGAGAGCATGGCTTCCATGTTTTTCTCGGCAGAAGAAATTGCCATCAATATTGAAGTGGATCCTGATGAATTTGTTGAGCTTATTCTTACAAAGCAAGGTGAGGAATATAAGGCTTATTTTAAAGGCTGGTTAACTACTGAAACCCAATTGCGAAAATCAATTTTACAATCTGCATTAAATGGATCCTCACCTGCTCAACAAATGATGAAAGAATATAAAAATAAAGTAAGCAATGAGTAAGAAAGCATTAGAAGATACTTCCTATGAGCTGATAAAAGCACATATTCTTAATCCTGAAGAATCGCCATTGTCATTTGAGCATCAATTGATGCTGGACAGGGTGTTGTCTGCAGCAAAAGTTCTTGATAAAAATCCTGTACAAAGGATTGCTGTTGCTTTGCATAAGGCTAAATTTCCTGATATTTCGCAAAGACAGGCATATGAAGATATGAAAATTGCCATGCGTGTCTACAATACATTGCATACTTTCGATTTTGATTTTTGGAAAACATGGTTGATCAATGATATTGTAAAAAACATTGAACGTGCCAGGAGCATGGGCACACATCATGCTCTGAAAGTGATTGCTCTGGAACATGCCAATATGATCAAAGCCATTGGCGAAAAACCCGAAAACATAGATGATCCTTTGCGTAACGAAAAACATGCTTTTTATATCCTGGTACAAAATAATAATACTTCTGTAAAAATAGATATCGACAATCTTCATAAACTCCCTGAAGGAACCTTGAAGGAATTAAACCGCTCACTTTTCTCAGGTAAAGAAATCACAATTGATGAAGCTGCTGAGGAGATGAACTCATGATCAATGAAATTGTAAGCCTTAATAATCCACAGCTTATCAGTGTTCTGAATAATGCTAAAAGCGAAGTAAACGTTTGGGGACGTGCAACAGGTAAATCTTTTATTAATGGATGGGAGATCAATAATATTAATAAGACAATGCCCAGGGCGATTACTTCCATTACAGGCCAGACCTTTGGTCAATTGCTTACAAGAACATTACCATCTACATTTAAGTTCCTTGAAAATCTCGGTTATGAAAAGGATAAGGATTATGTCATCTGTAAGAAACCTCCTGCTCACTTTGCAACTCCTTATGAAAAGATCATGAAGTATGATAATTTCATTTCATTTTCAAGCGGAAATGGGTACATGTTGTTGTCACAGGATAGACCGGGTTCCGGTCGTGGTCCTAATCTCGATCGGGAAATAATTGATGAAGCATTAACGATTGATAAGAATAAATATAATGAAGAAGTATCTCCGGCTAACCGGGGAAATGAAGAACATTTCGGTAAAAAATCCATTAAACATATCCCTCAACATCATGGATTCAGGTATGTATCATCCATGCCCTATACACAGGAGCAACGATGGTTGTTAGATTATGGTAACTATTACGAAGAAGAAGCCGGGATCATGATATTTGATATCTGGAACCGTATAGTGAAGCTTCAGCTTGAGTTGATCAATGCATGTATATTAAAAGATGCTGATCTTTATAAAGAGGTTAAAAATGAAATAGTAAGGCTTAAAAATCAGATTACTCCATTCGTTTCAAAAGATGGAATATTATTTACTTTATCAAATGCTTTTGACAATATAAGTAACCTGGGGATGTCATATATACTCCGTGAGTATAAGAAGCTGCCTCAGCTCATCTTTATGGTTGAAATCATGAATTGGGTGATTGATAAGGTTGAAGATTGTTATTACCATATTGATACGCAAAAGCATGTATACTATGACGCTTACAATGAATCATACATAAGGGATGTTGCTGAAAATACCAACTGGGATTTCAATGAATTATCCAAGCATGATTCCAGGCATGACTTAGATTGTGATCCATCCAAGGCAATAGAGTTAGTTCCTGACTGGGGAGCTAACTTAAGTCTGTTCTCCATAGGTCAGGAACGAAACTTTAACTTTGTAACCAAGGTTATAGAGCCAGTTGATTGTTTCATCAATGAATTCTTTGTTAAGCCGGATGATAGTCAGGATGTAATCATTAATGAATTGGTTGATAAAGTTTGCACTTATTATTATCACCATGCGTATAAACATATAAGGTATTTCAGAGACAGATATGGAGATCATAAGCAGCCCAATGCAAAGAACTCTAAGTCATACAATGAACAGGCAATAGACCGTTTTACAAGAAATGGATGGACAGTTAAGCATGAAGTACATAAGGGCATGGAACCACCACAGCACGATAAGTTTCTGTTATGGATGAATATCCTTCAGGGTAATGATCCTAAGTTTCCAAAGGTTATCTTTAATGGTAAGAATTGCACCTATACTTTGATATCAATGAACAACACTAAGGTACTTGATAAGAATGGTAAGTTTGAAAAGGATAAGACATCTGAACGTAAGAAGAAGATTCTTGCAGAAGAAGCTACGCACTTCTCTGATGCTGTTGACAAACGTATCTGGACTAAGTATGGAGATAAGTTAAGGAAAACATCTACGTTCGTAGATCCTCGTTTGTAATAATCCAACACAGAATAAATATCTCCTTCATTTCACTTCATTCGCCCCCGCTGAACTTCGTACCTCAGACGCTGGAGGCTTTTTACATTCATTCAGTCGATAATTATTCTGTTCCCACAATGCCATTTAAAAAACTGAAATATTTTTCAAATCGCATTCTTTCCCCGCCCGCAAATCGGTAAGCCCAAAGATTCCGAAACGGAAACATTGGGCTTTTAAACTATAGGACTATGCGTGTGAAAAACACCCATAGTCCTTATTATATGATTCATCGGATTATTCATCGTGTATTTCATCGTAATTAATCGGTATAAATTCCTTACGGAATTTATGAATTAAGGACTGCCCCGCAGGGGCATGTTTCATCGTATTGTGTCATATTTCATCGTTTTCATCGTGTTTTTCATCGTAACGCTAAAGGGCGGGACTGGGTCTTCGACGAGATAAAACAACGATTTGCCAAAAATCGTTGTTT